TCAGAGAAGCACAATAGATGTCGTGACCTGCGACATCGAATGGGAAGATGAAGACGAAGAGGAGGACGAGGAATGAGAAAGCTATTACTCGCCAGCGATGGCATGAAATTGCGAGATGCAATAACAGCAGCGCAGCATCTCGAAATGATCCTGATGAACTTTAGGCGCAACGGACATGGTATCATGGTGCCCTGCAAAGAGCCGCTAATTGAGGGGAATAAGAAGGTTAAGCAAATGCGGAGCGTGGTCGCCGATGTCAATCGGGTCTATGATATGTGGGAGATAGACACATGAGTATTACTGGACAGGAGATCACGTACGAGGCGTTGAAGGAAGAGACCTCCAATTTCGAGGGCCGCGACTTTGCACAGTGGATGATCGACAACATCCAGAATGACGTGCTGCTTCAGATGATGGTCGATTACATGCCCATCGAGGATTGCTGGGACGATGTGGTCGATTATGCCAACGTCGATATCACCGACATCCCAGACAACCCGAGGTGGGGGTACGACACATGAGTGAGGCGAAGATCAAACTCACCCGCACCATGCTCGACAAGTACATCATCGACGCGAATGCTTCGGTGGTGGCGCTGGCGTTGGCAGCGTGGGGCGTGGACTATTCCAAGATTGTGGGGAGCGGCGTCAAGTTCGAGTTCCTTGCAGATGTGGAGGTAGTCGGTGGTGAGACGCGGCGAACTTGGCTGCGTTTCTACTGCACCAAGCGAGGCGACAAGCGATTGTCGATTGCAAAGATCGGATCGTTCGCGAAGGCGGGCGATGAGATTGTGCTGACTAAAATAAAATAGTTCGGGCGGGCCTGCGCCCGCCTGCGCGACTAAAGCCGAAGGCTTTAAGGATTAGAAGAGATTAGGCCGTCCAATTTTTTGGGCGGTCTCTTTTGTCGTGCCCTCATGGTGGGGGTTCGACGTGTTGACACAACGTAAGTTGTGGCTTATACGCAACGTCATTGTAGGAGCAATCACATGACAACCATTCAAAATATCATCGATCAGAACACCTCACGCGAGGCCCAGAAAATCTTGCGTAACATCATCATATCCGAGAGCGATGCAGCAATCGGCGGTGGTGACGAGATTGATTGGGGCAGCATATGCTCCAAGGCAAACCAATCTGTGCTCGTGAATAGCCCTCACCCGCACAGCAAGAAGCTGTCCTCGGTCGCTACCCGAGCGCAGTTGCTTGACCGAATGAGTGCCAAAGGGCTCGGCATATTCATCACGATCATGTGCGGAAATGATGGTGGCTCTGTGAGCTTCTTCGTGGGTTCCGCGTTTGAGCAACCTTCCTCGAACATGGTAGCATGGCCCTTCGGCGATAGCTTCTCCGAGGAGTTCTTCGAGACGGCGTTCGAGACCTTCTCGAGCCTTGATGTGAGCGACTTGATCCCTCACGAGGAGGACGTGCCCGTCAAGATCAAGAAGGTTACGTTCACCCCCAAGGTGGACGAGGACGAGGACGAGGACGATGCACCCGCACCGACCCCGCTGCCTGTGTTCAACCCTGCGCTTGTGACCGCTGCGAACAACGTGATTAGCGTAGCAACCGAGGGTGCCTTCAATGATCTCGAGGATATGATTGCTCACCGTGCTCGGCAGGACGAGCGCATCATTGATCTCGAGAGGGCGGCGCTGCACAGTGTGACGCCCGTATTGCAGCCTGTTGTGGGTGATGGCACGATCCCTAACGGGACGCCTGTGCGCCGCAATGCACAGTCAGTGTTTGACTTGACCGATCCCTTGTTGGACTTCGAGATCGATTGCTGGGAGTGGGACGATGTGAACCCGCTCGTTCCTGTGTACGATAGCAACTACTTGTTCGATGTGAACGTGCTTGCTGATCTGCTGTGGGCCCGTGAACACAACAAGAATGCGTGGATGGTTGGTGACACTGGCACTGGCAAGACCACGTTGACCGAGCAGATATGCGCTCGGACATGCACGATGTTTCAGCGTGTGAATTTTGACAGCGACATCACTCGTGTGGAGTTCGTTGGCAAGGTCGATGTGACCACTGACGATGTGGGTAGCAAGACCGTGTTCACCGAGGGCATCCTGCCGATTGCGATGCGTATGCCCTGCATCCTGTTGCTCGATGAGGCTGATGCGATCAGGGGCGACATTGCATATGTGTTGCAGCCCGTGCTCGAGGGTCGGCCTTTGCGTCTGCTCGAGGATGGTGGTCGGATGGTGCATCCGCATCCACAGTTCCGCATCTTTGCGGCTGCAAATACTGGTGGCGCTGGCGATAGCTCTGGCTTGTACTCGGCTGCGGTCAAGGTGCAATCGAGAGCGGCGATGAACAGATACAATGTATTCGTTCGGGTCAGCTACATGGAGGCGATTGAGGAGATGCTGCTGGTCAAGCGCATCACCCCTGACCTCTCGGAAGCGGCGGCTGATGTGATGCTGGCGTTTCTGAGTAACTATCGCACGGCGTTCAAGGATCGTGAGATCACAACGCCCATCTCTCCTCGCAACATGATGACGCTCGGTGCGTATGTGTCATCCTTCGAGCCCCGTATCGGGCTGCGCTCGGCACTTGAGCGTGGGCTCAATGCGGTGGTCTTCCAATCGATTGACGAGAGCGATGCGCCAGTGGTGCGCGGCATCGCTGACCGTGTGACCCCGTGATGGGGTCGCACACTTCAACCTTTCAATTTTCAGATGGAGCTACAAATGTTTGGTAACAACAACCCCCCCGCGCTCAAGCGCGAGATGACTGCACTCAGTCGTGTGCTTGGTGCGAAGCACGTCAAGACTACCTTCGAAGGTCGTCGCGCCTTTACGAACGGCGACATCGTGAACATCCCCGCAATGCGTGAGGATGCGGTGCTGACCGATTTCGAGAAGGGTGTACTGCGTGGCTATCACATCCACGAGGTCAGTCATGTGACCGACACCGATTGGGATCGCGTCAAGCCCAAAATGCGGAGCATGGATGCACGTAAGAAGGGCACGTACAACTCTTGCGAGGATGCGTTCATAGAGAAGCAAGCGATTGGTAAGTTCCGAGGCGCAGCGCGTAGCCTTGAGAAGACAGTCGAGGCTGTGCTTCGTGCAGAGAATGCACACTGGGCAGGTGATGATGCGGCGCAAGCTGCGAGGCTCAAGACATGGTGGGAAGAGATACCATACGCCGCCTTGCAGGAGGCTCGATCACGCATGGGTTACGAGAGCCCCGCTCTTGACGAGTACCTGTCAGGTCTCCCGAGCGAACTGGTGACTGAGGCTTCCAAGTTTGTCGGCGAGTTGATCAGGGCGCAGTCGAGTGAGGACTGCATCACGACCTCTCGCAAGATGATCAGGCGGATGAACAAGCTGGCGAAGGAACACGAGGAAGAGAAGGAAGAAGAGAAGGACGAGGACGAGGGCATTATGCCACCGCCACCGCCTCCGCCACCGTGGGATGACGATGAGGGCGAAGAGTACGAGTACGAGTACGAGAGTGGCAACGATGACACAAACGAGGGAGACGACGATGGCGATGACGATGAAGGCGATGATGGCGATGACGATGGAGACGAGCGGGATGACGATGGAGGAGAGGATGACGATGGAGGAGAGGATGAAGATGATCGAGGAGATGACGACGATGGAGAGGACGAAGGCGGCGGAGGAGATGAGCAAGATGATGGCGACGATGAGGACGACATCGTTGGCGATGGCGACGATGAGGGCGACGATGACGACGACGATGGAGATGGAGACAGCGGAGATGGCGGAGGAGGCGATGATGATGACGATGATGTCGGCGATGATGATGACGACATGGGATTGGTACGCGACGATGAGGGAGATGACGGAGGTGATGACGGAGATGACGGAAATGATGGAGAGGAAGACGAGGGAGATGACGTAGGCGAAGAGGCTGGCGATGGTGCTGGTGGCTTCCGCATAGACGAGGCGCAGGATCGTGCGGAGCAGGCTCTCAATGACATACTCGAGCAGCACATGGCACAGGGCAGTGAAGTTTCTGTAGATACTAACCCGTGTACGACCATCGATAGCATGAGCGATTTCGTCAGGATGCTAAAGGATGCTCCAAAGAATTGGGAGGGCAGCATGTCTGACCAGCAAAGCAGATGGGGTGTGTTCGCCGCTAATAACTTGGAGGATCGAGACAAAGACTTCTCGGCGTACGATAGGGCGGCGGCGGCGCTGGGCGCAGACCTTCGTGTTTACTCTGCTCGTGTGGCTCGGTTGCTGATGGCGCAAGAAGACAAGCGCTTGATCGGTGGGCACCTGGAGGGCCGTGTTGATCGGCGGCGCTTCGGGCAGCTTGTGGCTGGCGAGAAGAATGTCTTTTCTCGGCAGGAGATCAAGCGCACAGACGATGTGGTGGTGTGTACTGCGGTAGACATGAGCGGGTCGATGGAGATCGATGACACGCTGCCACCGCTCATGGCTCTGAATGATTGTCTCGGCAAGGCAAGTGTGGACTTCGAGTTGATTGCGTGGACGGGTGCATCGGCTCGGATGCGGCAGTCGAGCCCGAAGAAAGCTGCGCTCATCCCGAATTTAAACGTGCTGATCGAGATGAAACGCATTGCCGAGCGTCACAATACACCGAGGGTCAAGCGCGAGCTCAACCGTTTCCTCTCCTTTGGTGGTGACACGCCGACCTATGCGGCGCTGACCTCGCTTTACACGAGGGTTTCATCACACCCGCATGGCAGGAAGATCATCCTGTTCTTGACCGATGGCGAGCCTAACGAGGGGTACGCCGAGGTAGGGATGTGCAGGAAAGTTGTCGAGAACATTCGTGCCACGGGCATCGAAGTCTACGGGATCGGCATCCAGCAACAGGTCAGCAATATCTTTGGCGATGACTACTCGGTGCGGGTCAGTAAGAAAGCGCTGGGTGAAACGCTGCTCGGTCAGATCGAGAAGCTGCTGATCAGCAAGGGGCACGGACATGAGTAAGATGTCCCTGCCCAAGCGGTTCGACAGAAGCGTCTCGCCTACGATGAAGGGCACATGGCGAGCGATGTGGCCCGAGTGGCGACCGTTCGGATGGTGGTGGCATGTGGCCTACTGCATCCGAGTTAAGCGGATCAACCACAAAAACGCTGAGAAGATCAGGGCGGTCTGCGCCCTGATCGACAGCGAGATGCCGCACCTGCGTGACAGGTACGTGCGACCAGAACCACACAACACATCGATGCCCTCGGTCGAGCAGATCGAGAGACTGAGTTACACAGAAAGGGAAGCTCATATGACAGACGACAACAAACTGACGATGGCTCGAGCGCTGAAACGATTGGAGGTCAAGGCTGGCCTCATGCGGCTCGAGTTCAAGGCGACAGGGCATCCTCGCAAGCACGACTGCGATGAGATGCTCTCGCTGATCGACGTAATCAAAGCAACCATGAGGGGTAAGTAAGATGCCGAAGTTTTTATTGACGCGGATCGAAACGTACGAGGCAGAAATTGAGTGCGAAACATACGAAGAAGCGCTCGATAAGCTCGACCAGCAAGAGTGGGGGAGCATGTCTCCTGAGATTGAAGATTGGGTTGATCATGTGGAGGAGACGTAAGATGGGTAAGTTTATTATCACCCGAACAGTGCGGCACCAAGACCAGATTGAGTGCGCGACATACATGGAAGCGCTCGAGATAGCCAAGCAACACCTGTTCATCGAGGCTGCGGAGCCCGATGTGCAGTACCGCGCTTACTCGCAGGAAGATGACAGCACAGACGAGGGGGCATTCGGATGAGCAAGCCAAGCGTGAAAGAAATTCAGACTGAGTTCGCGAAGTGGGGGCACGTCGGTTGCCCCCTCACAATGAGAGAGATCGAGGTGTGCTGGCGTCATCGCTTCGGGCTCGAGGATATCTATGGGATCGGCTGCGATGTCGCAGCGGGATACAGTATCGAGGATGTGCTGCCGTTTTACTTCAAGCGGGAGTGCGAGATATGAGCGTGGATGACCAAGCTGATTTGAGATCAACGCGCAAGCGGTTGAGTGTCACGGGCAAGACGCCAGCCTTGAGCGTGTGTGAAGATGGGTACGTGCGAGTGGGATTGTCGAGCGACATGAGGGAGAATGACATGCTCGTGCTCGGGCTTTACCTGAGCTTGAGGAATGAGAAATGGAAAAAGAATTTGGTCGAGCGTGTCGAGAAAGAGATGGCGGGGGCGCAGACGCCCACCGCTCGTGTTACGAGAGCCTTCAAATTAATCGGCGGATAGCGTGGGATCGACATGACAACGATCCAACGCCCACACAACCTTGCAACTTTCCCCATTTGTTTTGGGATTTCTTTGGGTGTACTTTGCACGTACGAGCATACCAGCGTTGTATGCAGAGTTGACCCGCGAGTTAATTAAATCATACGCCTTGCGTACGGCCTCAGACATATCGCTTGTCGAGAATTTCTCTATGCCTGTTACCCCCCAAAAAATTTGAGGATAGGTCGCGGGGCCATCCTCAAGGAACACCAAAATCATTTCATCGACCTCAGAGCGAGGGCAGTCAACCAGCGTTGTGCAAGTTGCATCCCTTACACGCGCCGCGAACGGTGTGGCTGTCACGGTTTGGGTGGCTGGCTGTTCGTTGTCCACAACTTCTATGTCGTCGTCCAGAAGTTCTGTCTCGGGTGCGTCCTCGTCTATATGTATCACAAGGTGTGGGCAAGATTGCTGCCTGTTCTGGAAGTTGTCCACAACTGTGCAGCCAAGCAGGTCTCCGAGACGTAGATCGTATCTGCCTGCGATTGAGACGGGGATGTAACCATCCTCGCCGAGACCTGTCTCACCAAATGCTGCGCCTGTGTCGAGCAAGTTGGTGATGAGGATAGTAGTTTTTGTTTTAATTTGCATAGTGTTTCCTGTGCATCGATACTGATTGAGGGGGGGTAGGTTAGCAATCGGCGTGACCGCCGAGAGCGTGTTCTTGCACACCCGTTAGACGTTAAAATGCTGGCAGCTTCCCCTATATGGGGAGTTGGTGCCAGCTTGCAGTTATGCCCAAGCGTGGTGTAAATTCTTGTAAGTGCTTGGTCTGCATTGGTTTTCATTTAGTTGTGCTCGTATCTTAGTGAACGTCTTACGTTGTGGTCGTGAGTTGTGGGGCGGTCACAATGACATGACTGCCGAGATTTGATCTTCAAACGTGGTGTTCATATAGCGCATAACCATCTTCAAGTCACTATGACCTAGTAGGTCAGCGATAACTTTGGGTGGTACACCTTTGCGCGCCAACTTGGTAGCGAAGGTGTGTCTCAACGCATAAGGTGTTTTGCTTATGTTGAGTGGTCGAGTTGCAGTTCTAAAGCTATACTGAATTTGCTTTGTGTCAGCATATTCCGCGCCTTCCTTGAGGAATACTTTAGTCGTGGGCAGTGGTGTTGATCGCGGTATCACTGCGAGTGCATCGGGATGGAGAGGTACGCGGCGACCACGTTGTAATCCGCCAGCACCCTTGTACGACTTGAGCATGACGCTGTTGTTATCGAAGTCGATGTCCGAATACTCGAGAGCCGTTGCCTCGCATGGTCGAGCCCCCGTCTTGAGCAGAAATATGCAGACACGGCGAACGTCTGGATGAAGCGCCGAGAAGATTGCCTCGATCTCTTCGTCAGTGAAGGTGTCCGTTTTGTGTGCGTCTTCTGGTGGCTTCTTGATCTTTATAGGCTCTCGCAGTGAGAGGCTGGCAGCAAAGTTCAGTATGCTTTGCAGTTGCGTGAGGGCTCGTCGAATTGAATTGTTCGAGTTTCCCTTCTGCATGTGACGCTCTTCTATGTATTCCTCGATGTCGTTCTCGTCGATGCTGTCGATGTCGAAGTCGCCGAAGTGATCGGCAAGAGCCAACGTGTATTCTTTTGTCGAGCGACTGTTGCCAGTGCGCGGTGACGAGATGTAACGCCGAGCGACATTCTTGAATTTGTTTTTGCGCTTGGCTGGCGCAGGGTTAGACAGATCGATCTTCCCTGAGATCAGGTCAGCCTCGTAAGATGCGAGGCGGTCAAGGGCGAGGTCGCGTTCCTTCGTTGCCAACGAGTGTCGTACGCGATGGGGCCCGAAGAAACCAGAGGCGTACCAGACACCATTGCGAGTGCCTCGACGTTTTAGTGAGAGCATTCCCATTGTTATGTATCTCCTGTTGTTGATGTTGACGGGCGGAGAGTTGCGATGGGCGGGGGAGTTGGGGAGTATATATGGCTCTCGACCCAATCCGATGATGGAACTGTCGTTACTCTGCGTGAGATGTACTTTAAAAAGCGTCTCGCTGCCGTGCTCTTTCCACCTGTCAAAGTGCCGTTGCGGTAAAGGCATCTCCAAGGGAAGATGCTATCTGTATTTCTGTAAGCCATTAAACAGTGCCCTCCTTCTTGTAGATGGCGGCGTACTGATCGTCGGCATCGAAATCGTAGTTTCTGGCCCAATCTGCGGGGATGCCTCCCGAGAGTTGTCGGTAGTCCTTGTCGCTTACCTTTTCTATTATGTCATTGAGCACCATCGCGGCTTGGCCTCGTGTCTTGCAGCCGATTTTTTTGCATACTGCTCGGACGTGTAACTTGACCGTGTTCTCGCCGATACCCATTACTTCGCCGATGGATTTGTTCATCCATCCCATGATGAGCCCTTGCGAGGTTGCGTGTTGCTTGGGGGTGAGGCTTCTTAACAAAGCAAGCTCTGCCGCGTTCAGTTTAGCCGCCATAGTTCCTGTAGTCTCTGACGCATGGCGGTTGTCAGAGTTGGTGAGGAGTAGGTTGGTAATTATATCCAGCTTGGCTTCGAGCCTAGCTATATCGTATCGCAATGTGTCGTTACTCATATTGATATCCTGATTTGTTGAAGTTGAGTGCAGGTTTAACTGCGGGTTGATCGAAGGATGTACCTTCTGATGGTCAGAGTAGCGCATAGACCACAAAGTTGTCAAGGGGATGTCGGAAAGTTTTTGTTTAGACGTACTACGCAATTCAATAAACCCCTTATTTTAAAAGACAATAAAAGGGTTATAGTATGTCATTCGCTTTGGCGCAACAGTTTGTGTATTACTCTTTGCACACCCGCAAGCGGGTTTCGTTGTGAATTAATATATCCACGAACAAAATGCGGTCATGCTTGAGGAGGTAGGTAACGGTATTCTCACCCTCGAATAGTAGCGGTCGAGCGAGGTCACAGTAAGTATCGCCACTAATCCTTGCGCCGCATCCAGCGATCAGCACGATGAGCAAGGTAGGTATCGTCAGCCGCGTCCAGTTCATCTTCGACCTCGTTCCTTATACGCATATTGTCCAACCGCTTTTCGTCGATCTTCCTTTTGATTTTGTCTTGGCCTCGAGCCATGCCTGCGGAGTATATGCCAAGCAGGCCGAGGAAGAATGCGCTGGCGATAAGCGCGTATAGCTGTATCTTTGCCATGTTTTAATGCCATCCATCTGCCCACGAGCGGACGCGCTCGCGTAATATATATAGCCCAAGCAACAGGGTAACTGCTGCGGTGCCTATGATTATGTACTGTGCGATCTGATCCATTCCCGACACGACACTGACGAGCGAGCCAGCAGAGGCAGCCATCGTTGCGGCTGATGCTTTGACCGTTTTAGATTGCGTAGCCTTAGTGCGCTCGGGCTTGGCCTCGTGAGCCTCGATGACCTTGCGGCCCGAGAGCCAGCGCTGGACACGGAACCCTGGACAGGCTTTCGAGGACACTCGATTGTGACCGATGATGTTGGCCTCGGGAATATTGTATTGGGACTGTAGGTTTCTCACGAGAGAGTGAAGGGCGTCGAGTTGGACGGGGGTGTAGTGCTCGCTCGCTCGATCTTCTGCGTCCGAGCCGAAGCCGCCCGCTATACACACCCCGATACTATGCGAGTTGTTACCCTTTGCGTGAGCGCCTGCGATCTCGACGGGCCTGCCGTCAACTACCTCGCCTGTGCGAGTGATGTAGTAGTGGTAGCCGATCTGGTCGAAGCCTCGGTCTTTATGCCAGCGGTCGATCTCCGCGACTTGGGCCTTGCCTGTCTGTCCCTCGTACCAATCTGGGCGAGTGGCGGAGCAGTGTATGATGAGTTGATTGATCTTCCTCATGTGTTGTTACGATGCCGCAGCATCTCCTCCAAATGTTTGATGGTTGTTTGCGCTTCGCCAAGGTCAGCACGTAGCTCGGCGATCTCCCGCAGTAGTAATTCCTTATCGTCATTCATTTTGTTTACGCGGGAGGCAAGGCGCTCGACCTGCTGAACGAGAGTGTCAGTGTACGCTGATTGGGTGAGCGACTTTTGTTTCTCGCGCAATGAAATGAAGCTCCAAAATCCTGCGCTGCCGATGAGCGCTATGATGAATGATAAGATTTCTGGATGTTCCATGCGGGCTCCCAATCACGAGTACACTAGCGCGTGTTTGCGGCATCATCGTCCTTTCGTGCAGCGAAGCCCCAGCGTAGCTGCACCGCTAGTTTCCAAAGCCCTCGCGCAACCCACGAAGCATCTCGTGGACAGTCGGCTTCTTGTCTTTCATTGATGAGTAAGGACATTGGAACGTCTTGGGGCACTCGTTCCAATGGTGCGTGGGGAAGTGCGTATAGACCGTTCGGTTCGGCCCGCGATATATGCAGTGCTTGACCTCGTTGATCTCGATGCGCTTCCACAGGTGGCACGTCACCGTTTCTGGGCTGAGTAAACCCGCAAGGACAATGGATGCGAGCAGGCTCATGTCAAAAACATCCAAACGCCCCAAATCATGCAGCCAAGCAACAATACAAACAAAGCCACCGCCGCGCCTATCTCGAGGCGTTGCTGTACCTTGGCGCGTCTAGCTTTTTCAGCTTCCATGCGCTCGCGCTTAATGCGCCCTCTTAGCTTTAAGAGTTCTTCCCAAGCGTAAAACCCTCTGGTCATTATAACAATTTTCTTTAGGTTTTCCTCTAGGTCATCAGCTTTTTTCATCGCCGCGAAAGTCTCTAATGCTTCCTCACTGGCTGATGTAAACGGGCTGTTTTTTTTCTTTTTATGCTGACCGCGCACCTCGTCAATAGCGCCCCACATCGCGCCAACATCTTTCATCATTGACTGCGTATCTTTACCTAGCTTTACGCCAGCTTTGATTGCGGCAAACGCCGTCATGGCAACCGTGATGGGGTCTATCATGGATCATCCTTTGAGATACCCTCGCTCACGAAGAAGGGCTGAGTATAACTCCTTCATATGTTTTAGCCGAATAACGCATAGGCTGTCGTCCAACGCCTCTCGGTTACGGCGAGTGATGACCACTGGAAATTCTGTCGAGCGTGTGTCTCTGATATTGCGCTCCGCTTGCGCGAGTGCGTCTCGCACGTTGAGCCGCTCGGTTCGTTTGGCTTCGACAAATATCTCGGGGGTGCCGAGTAGGTCAGCACCGCCTGCGTGTAGCCCGACCTTGCCTCCGCCCGAGAGAGGTGCGCGTTGCACCCGCTCTTCGTTGAAGACGTGATCGTTGAACCAGTGTGCGAGATCGACTTCGTATTTGTCACCCTTGTTTTTCTGTGGATTAGGCATAGCTTTGCTCCCATAAAAATAAATTGCTGATGTCGAACGGCGGCTTGGGGAGCGATGGTTCTCGGTAGCCTTCCTCTTCGTCACCGAAATGAATGCGAGACGATAACGCTTCCTTCTCGTGACACGATGTGCATCGATACTGATTGACAGGTCGCTTCTTTTGATCACCGCACAGAGTGCATGGCCTGTCCCACATCTCCTCTGGCATTTTGAATTGATATTTTGCACCAGCGAAATACTGCAAGCCCTCGCGCATGAGAATGCGCTTGAGCGTGTCCACGCAGCAGCCCAGCTTTTGCGCTATGGCGGTTAAGTCTAAGTCGCCGTGACGCTTATGCAGCCACTTGCGCTGGCGCTTCGTAAGCTCTCGTCGTTTAGCCATGCTCACCTCTGTGGCGTCTGTACCACAGGGCAAACTAATACACAACTAAAGTTATTAAATGTTACATCTACCTGTTGACTTTCCCGACAAACTTGTTACCCTCGGAGGAGCGAAGACGGCGCAGACAAATGAGTTCCCAACAGAGTTGGAACTCATGCAGGCGAGGATAGTAGGCGAGATGCCGAGGGTAACAACTTCTGAGCCACAAAGAATTTGCCACCAATAAAAAGATTTGCTATCAATGAATTGTGAGGGTAGCCCGAGACGCAGTTGGGTCGAACTTAGTTTTAATCGCTGCCTTCACACGACCCCTCTGGCTAGGATACGCACTGCGACGAGGGGTCAATAACCCCCTTGACCGATGGCAAATCTAAAGTTAGCTTTTAGTTGTGCTGATCGTCCTCCGACGCAATTCGGCACTGGCCCTCGCAGCTTAATCTCATCGCAGCTTAATCTCTTACAGGCGAGGGCCGCTTAATCACTGAGCATTCGCAATAGCACTGGCATGTGACATCGCCCGTATCGGCTGCGTCCACTCACGCACCACCGCGATTTGTTTATGCAAGCGTGATGCTATCTCTGCGTCCGACAAGGCTGGGCGAGTGACGCCCTTCGCATCCTCCCACTCTTGGGCAAACGTCTGCGCTCGCTGTTGTGGTGTGCGTTGTGACATGATCCGCACAGTGTCGTCGTCACGGTTGCTGACAAAGCCCACATGATAGAATGGCTCGTGCGTGTCTGACCACTCGCGTACCTTGCCGAAGCGCACGTCCATCATCACGTCCATATTCTCAGCATCGTCAAGGTGCTGGGGAGATGACATCCTTGCGAAGGGCGTACTGGGCAGGTCGCCATCCCACAGGCCAGCCTTGATGTCGGCGCTGTCCTTGTCCTCAAATATTTGCGTGATCTTTATCTGGGTTTCGAGAACGGTAAGCTGGTTGCTCGAGCCAGCCTCACGGCCCGACACGCTGCCATCGGACGGCTTGTTGCTGTGGTGGACGAGGATGACAGTCAGGCCAGCGTTACGCAGCTTGAGCATCAGGCGATTGATGTTCGACCATTCCTCTGCGCTATTCTCCATCATCCCCGACCATGCGCTCCTCACGGTGTCGAGCACAACGATGTCAGGCTTGTTTGCTTTGACCCATTGATAGAACAATTTGAGACCGCTCTCGGTGCGAAGGTTCATATCCTCGTGGTCGTGGAACGGAGCCCAGATCATAAACTTGTCACCCGCATCGCCAAAGCTGCGCTGGCTGCGAGCCAAAAACTTTGCCACGTTCGACTTGCTGTTCTCAAAATCGAGGTAGAGAACCTTGGGAGTTTTTATAATGTTGAACGGCCCGAAGCGAGATTGTTTAGCCGCCGCCGCGTACAACATGTGACGCAGGAACATCGACTTGCCGTGTCCCGAGAACCCGTGGACTTGTATGATCGTGCCACTCGTAGGGATGATGGGGTCAATGTAGTATTCGACGCTGCCGATCTGTGCCTCAAGCTCGGGTATGTCCTTTGTGGTTATCGGGGTGAACTTGCGCGGCTCGTCAGCTTCCTCAAGCTCCTCTTCTTTCAAGCGATCAGGATGGTTCTTGGCTTCCATGTCCTCGACACGGCTGCACATTTGAGCAACCTTGGCTGCGTCGATGTAGTCTACAAAAAACTCAGCCATGAATTTGTATGCCTCGTCCACGAGGTCGCCGCCTCGATAGCCCTCGGCTGCGCGTTCGGCGATAGCCTTCCATAGCCTATCGTCTCGGGCGTTGCCGCCAGCGGTGGGCAGCTTGCCAACTTGCTCGACCAGTTCAGCAGTCGAGGCCCAAACCGAGACGTGCCGCTTTACGTTTGCAAGGCTCATGCCCTCAAACTTCATCTCGTTGAACGAGATCACGTTGTCGCCGCTGGGAGTGTCAAATGTTGGCATCGGATAGACAGGCATGTCGTCGAAGTCACAGCCATCCATAATGGCCCATGACTTGCCTGGGGATGGGGGAGCTAGGACGTAGCCCTTCGAGCCTCGCAGATCGAACCCAGCTACCGCAGGCCACTCGTGAGATCGTGTGACGTTTTTGCCCACGCGGTTCTTGATCCACCCCGCATCTTGGGGGAACTTAAAATAGTAGTGAAACCCATTTTTGGTACGCGCCACGATGGGTGTACGGGTCAGCCCCGCCGCCTTGGCTGCATCAACCGAGGGGAGATTGCCTTCATCGTCTGTGTCACAGTCAACAACCACCAGCCCACTCAACGGGCCAGTGATGATTGCTACTTGTGCATCGGGCCATTCAGCCCACCAACCCTCGATCTCGTCCACCGTGGGCATGGTCATACTGTCAACGTAATGCCCCCAAGTAATAAGGGGTGACTTACTCTGCGGGTTGATGGGCAGAGGTGCCCACCCCTTGTCCAGATATTCGAGTGCTGCGTCGAGTGCTGTCATTAGTTTCGTCTCCGATGAAGTATTGATTGAGGTCTAGGGCAGGCCACACCTCTTTGATTTGTGATAAGTAAAGAGACGACACTGACGCTCGCCGCATCCAGCCATACGGGACGCAACGATTAGCGCCGATGCCCTTTGCGATGTTGGATGCGCCGCCGAGATCAGCGACCATCTTGTCGATGTCGAACTTCATTTTTTATTTTCCCTCTTGCTTGTGCTGATTGTGTAGCGTATAGACAACTTTACCACAACCCCCGTTGTGCATACAGACCGTCAACAATCAGGAGTTCAGATGGAAAGAGACATTATATTCGGCGACCAACTATTAACTCTCGCCCCCGAGCACCCCCAAGCAGATCGCCTATTAGAAGCGGCGATGGCCTACGTGAAATGCCTTGAACAGCAAGAAGAAACTAAGATGCGTTTGGACTATTTAAAAGCCCAACTCTTAGCTGATCTGCCCGAGGAAGTAGGCGAATACCCCATTCATTTAGATGGCGGCGGTAGCGTCACGGTTAAGCTCGGCGAGAAATACGAGTGGGACAAAAAAGTTCTGTCCGACCTATTACTAAATGACAACCTGCCCGACTGCGTAACAGCAGGATACACCGTCTCGAAAGCCAAGTTCGACAAGGCTGACGAGCACACAAGACAGCAACTCTCACCCGCCCTCACGATTAAACTGGGGCTCCCAACAATCAAGGTTAGTAAATGAAAATCACCCCCCTAAAAACAAACGATGGCTCGGTTTCGGGCGCGTCGAAGACGCTGCTTTACGGACATCACGGCGCTGGTAAGACCGCGATGATCGGGCAATACCACAAGGCGTTTGGTAAAGGTCTCGTGCTCTCGGGAGAGAGCGGCCTGTCGAGCATCAGCGATATGGAGATCGACTATCTCCCGTTCAGTTCGTTCGACCGCCCGACGAAAGATGGCGAGTATTCGTTCAAAGATTTATGTGCGTATGTCATGTCGCCCGAGTTTGCAAAACAAGAATACAAATGGATCGCAATCGATAGTGCCACCGAATTAAGTCAGCGTTGCTTCGCTGATGTCGAAGTCGAGTTCGCCAATAACGCGAACGGCTTTGAAAAGTGGGGCGTGTACGAGCGCAAGATTACTGCCGCTCTCAAGTGGGTGCGTGACTTGGATATGCACGTACTGATCACTGCTCTCGCAAGTGAGGAGCAAGACGACAATGGCGTCACAAACTACTGGCCCATGCTCGTGCAAAAGAAAGTGCAGAAGCTAATACCAGCGTTGTACGACCATGTGTTCTGCCTCGTACGTAAGACCAGCGAGACCAATGGTAAGCTGGATGTGAAGCGTTACTTGGTCTGCGACCAGATCAACGGATGGCATGGCAAGACCCGTGACCCGCATAGACGCCTCGCCGCATTCGAGGAGTGTGACGATGTAACCGAACTATTGCGCCGAATTTACATGACCGAAGCGCAATTCAAAAAACACCAGCAAGGAGTATCGAAGTAATGTCATTTTCAGAAATGGGATTTGAAGGCGCAGATTTATCAGGCGTCGAAGTGCGGAGCGGTCAAAGCATCTTGGGTGCGGGTCGTCACGTTGTTAACATCAGCAGTGCAGAGGTCGAGAAGGATGAGAAGAAAAAAACCATCCAGCTTGTGCTCGGATACGAAAACGATGATGGCGTGATCCGCCAGTGGATTTATAAATACCACGATGGCAGCGAGGCCGCGACACGCATTGGTCTCGAGCAGATTGTTAGCTTGCTGACGTGCATCGGGCATGACGCAACGAAGACGCCGCACCCCTCATTCTTCGTGGGTAAAAAGGTGGGCATCGTCGCAAAGGACGAAGTTTATAACGGCAAGACATCAACCAAAGTGAAGTATCATTTTACTGTACCCGAGGACACCGAGAGCAAAAAAGCGGGTGACATCGGAGACGAAGAAATCCCGTTCTAGGAGACGACCATGCACCCTGTATCGCCAATAGCAAAAAAAGTAATCGAGCAGATAGATGCAGGGTACGCCGCAGAGGATCGCGGCGAAGCCCGTGCCTACATAGGTGCGAGCATGGCAGGGACAGACTGCATCGCGCAGATGGCCCTGTCATTGCGTGGCTTCCCTGACAAGGAACCTGACCCGCAACTAAAGCGCATATTTTTTGCGGGGCACCGCATCGAAGATTGGGTGGTTAAAGACCTGATCAAGAAAGCTGACGTGCGCGTGTGGGAGAAGGATGACTTCACGGGCCGACAACATAGGCGCGAGTGGCTCAATGGTCATGTCGTGTGTCACGCTGACGGGCTGATTGATTTTGAGGACGGGGATGGCCCAGCCATTCTCGAGATAAAATCGATGAACGATGCTAACTTTAAGAAGTTTGTGTCAGTTGGCGTCAAGGCGAGCCATCGGAAATACTATCGTCAGATGATTATGATGATGGCTATGTTCCAAATCGAGCGAGCGTTCTTCATTTCCTATTGTAAGAACACGAGCAAGTACCATGCGGAGGTGGTCGCATTCGACCAAGAAGAATGGGATGGCATGTACGTCAAGATACAAGCTGCGCTCGACGGGCAAGCTACTCGCGTATCTGATAAGCAAGAAGATTGGCGATGCAAGTTTTGCTTCAAATCCGATAGCTGTTGGAGCCCGACCAAACTCAAACCCGCTTGTAACTTTTGCTCGCACAGCTTTGCGAACGAGAACGGCGGATGGAACTGTAAATTATCTGGCAAAGAAGCGAGAGAGCCGTGCGATAAGTTCGAGCAATTCGCGCCAGAACCAAAGGTGTAACATGGATATCTATGACCAACTATCCGATGTCAGACAGCGCGTGGTACGCAAAGAAGCTGACATCGAAAGCATTAACGAAAGGCTCGACGGGATGGATGAGCCCAGTACCGATGACGTTCACCGAGCCGAGACCAAGCTGCGTCACGAGCGAGACAGATTGATCGAACTCAAGTGCAAGCAAGTCGTACTCGAGTGTGAGATATTGAGGGAGCGAAAGAATGGTTAAGTCACGAGACATGCCGCTGCAAGAAGCCTCGCTGATAATCAACAAGGATCGCAACAATGAGTATGGCGAACCGCACGAGAACTTCATGTCGATTGCAAACATGCTCAACGAATTGCTCAAGCCTCAACTCGCCGAGGGTGCGAAGCTGGGGCCAGAGCATGTCACCATGATTATGATGGCGGTCAAGCTGTCGAGGATGGTTACGTCACCCACGAAGTTCGACACTTACGTTGATATCTGCGGCTACGCTGCCGTGGGTTGGGAGGCGGTCAGGATCGAGGGGGCTAAGAATGGCAAAAAAAGATGATGACGCCAAGCAACAAGAGAAGATACGACAAATAAGGAACCAGCTTAGAAGCTCCCAAGCTGGTTCCGTTTACGCTCGAGCGAAAGAGGGCGTGACTGTGACGCTAAAGGATACGCCTTGGGCCGATGAGGGTTAGTAGCCGCTGCCGTAGCCACTGCCGTAGCCACTGCCGTATCCGCTACCGCCGCCCGAGCCTGCGCCCTTTTTACCCGCCGCAGCATCAACAATATTTTCGACCACCGACTTAGGTAGTGGGCCTCGGCTCACTACCTCTCTTACGCCTGCGCGTCTGATGCCATTGGCTTCGTCACCATCCGCATATGAGCGGATCGCCTCTGCCACTGTGAGAGCATCGAAGAACAAGCCCGTGGATGGGCCAGCCACCGCTTCCATCACTCTGCGCTGACCGTATGCGCCATTATCAGATTGCGTTGCAACCTCGTACATCAAGTCGCCAAGCAGACCGAAACCAACGGACGCCATGAACCCATCGAATGTTTGACCCAACACGCGGTCAAGGTTCTCGTTGTCCTCGAACCCCGTGTAAACAGTCTTGCTTAATCGACGGTCGCGGAGCGCATGTTCTCTGTTCTCCTCACCGCCTCGGCCCTGCACCTTATCTTTGAGGGCGACCGCCGCTGCACCAGCCACGGGAGCGGCTGTCAGAAGGGCTGCGAGAGGCGCTAGGCGGTTGTCTGAGGCACCGACAAACGCTTTGGCGAAGTTCCCTGTCCGATTGGCAACACCCTGACCAGCGAACGCCTCACCGAATGTACCGCCGATCATGCGGCCCATCATAAGCGGGAACGATTTAAGCTGCATAACCATCGCGCCAATCGGCGTCTGACCCCAAAGAGGAATGTCGTTGGGGTTGGGCGTAAAGATCATCTGATTGACCAGCTTAATAACCGAAGCCGATACCTCTTTGCTGCGAGGATGTTCGCTCGCAGAGCCTCGGCTCTCCATAATCAGATCAATGTCGTCGTCAGCTTCCAAGCCTTTCAGACCGTTCTGATCGAGGATGCGCTTGGCTATGCGTCCTGATCGTGAGTTCGGAACTTCACGAGCGATACGAGCCTGTGCTTTGAGGTGCTCGTAAGCAACCGCCGCACCCACGTCCCGCATCATGTCAGTCCACGGTGTCAGCAGAGTGGTGTTAAAGAAGCCCGACATAAACTGGGTTTGATCGACACCGTGAGCCATCGTCATCCGTTGATGCACCACGTTCTCGGTAGCTGCACCGACATTGCGGATCATCTCACGATAAGCCTCGCCCGTGTCCGTTTGCTTCGTGTAGTTCTTGAGTGCTCGAGTGTATGATTTAAGATCACCCGTGCGGATCAGTGGAAGAACCAAATCAGGCAATGACGTGAGAGTGGTGTAAGTGAGGAGCGTGACGGCGTTTATGCCGCGCAGCCACTTACTTGCGTTGGGCATAGAGTATAGGCCGTGCATCCCCTCGATGGGGCGGCGCATAGCTGCGTTAAAGAAGCCTCTCGCGTGTTGCACGTTCTCTGCGCTCGTGTGCTTGGTCAAGCCCTGCGTGTCATACAGTGCATTGGCGATTGATCGCGCTCTCTTTTGAAAGTTCTGCCGCATTTGCTGGGCGTTTGCTGTGCCTTGGAGGGCCGCTTCCAGTTGCAGCATAATGTTTTCTTCGAGATCACGAGCCGTGCTCCCTTGACGCGCCATGTTAATAAGCTCGTCCGCTTTCTGCATCGCGGGGAACTGCTCTTTGTATGGAGCCATAAAGACATTGTGGTCGAAGGTCTTATTCATCACACCCTGACCGTCACCGCCATTGCGCGAGTAGGTTGTTCGGATGATCTTGTTCGAACTGAGCAAGGTTGCGATAGTTGCTTTCGCGCTGGGCGGTGAGCCCACGATTGCAGTGTAGTCGTGATACCCGTGTGCGCCCACCCCGAATGCCTCGGTCATATCGAGACGATGCTCGAGGTTGTCCGAGTATTTGGTCATGGCGACGAGAATGTCATTCTCGAGATACCCTGCGAGACTGTTAGGGTGGTTAAAGTCTTGGAACGCAGGGAACTCATCGAGGCGGATCATGCGTCGATAATCAATGTGATCGTCGCCGTTGACGTTGCGTAGCTGCTGGGCTGGCTGTGACAGCACACCATCCTCGTCAGTTAACTTAGTGACAATGCGCTCGGCAATCGTACGGGCGTGTCCATCTGGATGAGGGGCACCGCCTGTGGATTTCTGCTCGGTCTCGAGGTACTCGGTCAGGCGTCTTGTGAAGTCGTCTTGATTGGCGAGGATCAGGTCTTTACGCCACACTTGCGGGAAGTAGTTTTCCTTCAGGTCACCCACAACGATGCCAGCCTTACGCATTCTTGTGACGGCACTTCTCAGGTACGAGCGAACGTGATCGTAAACCTTTAGTTCTTCGCCGCCGAGGAACCTCTTTGCCTTGCTGTCTCGCAGGGCTGTGACAATATCCATATTACTTTTGGGCTGGGATGTTCTGCGGTGGGGGGAGAAGCCCACAACTGAGGCGGCGGAACCTCGGGCTGCGTCCATCATCTGACGTGGCCCATTATCCCAATAGCGCCCGAGTGCGCCCTTACTATCGGGCAGCTTTCTCATCATGCTCGTAAGGGGCATAAGGAACTTGCCCATGCTTTCGTTCGTGCGCTCGAAGTGACCACCGCCACCCTTCTCTGGTTCGAAGTGGTTGGCGAGCCAATTCATGCCCGAGTTACGCATGATCGCGCTGTTGGTTTTGAGCGGGTTCCAGACGTTAGACTTTCTGATTATGTCCTTGCCGTCTTCGCCGATGTTGCGCCCGTTAGCTGCGGCAATCATCTGATCGAGTGTGCGAGGTGGAACACCGCCCGCCTCGAGAACTCGTGCAGCCGCGACAGCCATGTTGTCTGACGTGTCCTCTGTTATTGAGTTGATCAGCATTGAGTTTACGTTGACCTCATCATTGCCACCGCCGAGGAGCGGATCAGCCTCATCGAACATAGACGCTTTGATCGAGCGTATATCTGACGGGTTCAGCATTATCCGCTCGCCGTCAACCGCGATACTCGAGTAGCCCTGCTCGCGCAGAATGCGTTGGATATGTCTTGGGCCACCCGCTATTTCAGAGAGCGTCGAGAACATCTTGTCGGACGGCATTATGCCCTGCAAAAAGAGTGCGGCTTGATCCACATCTAGGTCGCCGCCGTTCTCGGCTACATATCGGCGTATTGCATTGAGAATTGACTGCACTGCTGACGTGTTCTTGCTGGTTTCTCTCGGGAAGATGATTGGGTTCTTGTCCGAGATGAACACGGGCTCGACAGATGTGATGTCAGTGATGCCCATTTCTTCAAGCTGCTCGGATATATCGTCATCCATTGCCCGTAAGACAAAGCGGTCTCCGCCTTGACCCATCTTGGCGCGTACATCCCCAAGCGTTTCAAGCAACTCGGTGGCTATTGCTTTCTGGTCATCTGGGAGGGCGGCAACCATCTCACCTGTTCTGCGGTGGATATGATCGACAGGCATCTCGTCAACGTAAACGCCATCTCCCATAAGCTCTGATGGCGCTCGTTTGCTTTTGTAATAGACACTGACGTTTCCGCCTGTGAAGTTCCTAACCGCATCTATTTGTGCAGGGTTCATACGCGATACGACAGTGCTTGCGTAGCTAGTAGCAAGCTCGGAAGGAACCTCTTTGCCGTAGGTATCCGCCGCAGACGCATTCGTGATCTTTGCGCCTTCTTTCCCCCCGAATACTGAGCGAACGAACGGCACGGGGAAGCGGCGTCTTGCGGCAGGCTTGGCGACAATCCCATGCAGGATGTATGAGGCGGCCTCCATCATTTCCTCTGACAGTGACAGGGTGAAGTCATCAAACTTCGGGATATCGTCGCCTTCCATTGTGTCCATCATCTTGCGGAAGTCGGTCTCGACGCCATCGTCATCGACCCAATCAGCAAAAATTCTGCCGAGCAATGTGTCTGCTGGTACGCCTGACTGACGAGCGTACTTGTCTATCAACACGCGGTTAGCATCGGTAACAACAGAAGTGTTATAAAGAGATTTTCCGATGTACTGCATACTTTGGGTGATGTCCTCGGACTTGCTTACGTTGCTTGCAACGCCCCGCAACTCTTTGACAAACCCGTTCCATCCCTCGTCCGCTTTGGACGGCGGTAAGTCCACACCCAGACGAGCGAGGCGAGCCGCAATGGTGCGAGCCGCGTATGTCGCGTCCTCGTTCCGATGGTTGATCTGGCTCAAGAATGTACGCATTGCAACATTAGCGTTTGCTGGCACACCGTCTTCCGTTCCGCTGCCAACATTTTGACGCTGCTCGACATCAACAGCTTTGCTGATAGTGGGCGATTTTGCCACTTCCATAAAGTCAGCTTGATCATCGGAAGCTCTGCGGCGCTTGACTTCTACCCGTATAAAATCGCGGTCGGCCTTGGCCTTCTTTGTTTTTGTTGTGGTAGCCTTCGCGAGCGCCGCCGTAAGCGCATACTTGTCCATTCCTCCGTAACGCTGCTGCGCTTCCGAGACGTTTGCGTCAGACATCTCGATGGTGTCTTCGCCATTGATTATCTGGTTGACCCTGCGGTGCAGCTTTTTACCCAGCGCTGACGGTACGCCGACTGTCTGTTTCTTTTTATCAACGCCATCGGCAACGATATTACGCAAGTAAGCATCGAGAAGTTCGCCTATGCTTGCGGTCTCGTAGTTGATGTTCGCATCGTTGAACTTCTTAATGTCCGCCTGAGACATGATGGCGTTGGCTTTAGCCGAACCAGACATGATCTCCCGAGCGGCCTTAAAGTAAGCGGCCCTCTTGCGGTTGGCGGCTTGCTTTACCTTTTTGAAGTTCACCTTTTTCTTTAGAACTTCGGGCGTGAAGTTGTTGCTCTTGCGGAGATCGAGAACTTCGTCTGACAGGCGATACATATCAATATCGCCACCCTCAATATCCATGAATTTCTCGTTCAAGCTATCGAGGACGTTGTTGATTAAGACCTCAAGATCGCTCTCGTAGAACGCAACCATCTCTGTGTCGAAGCCCTCTCGAAAGGCTTGGCCCTCGATGACGCCATCACCCTTTTGGTTGACGTACTGGTTCTCTTTATAGAGCATCTTCGAGAGAGTTTCGGCTGCCGCCTTCATCTTTCTGTTGAACTTCTTGGTCGCTTGGAATGGGCCAGTGGTGGCGCGATATTCTTCCTGCTTCTTGAAAGCAGATATCTTGTTGTCCTTTATCGTGTTCGCCATTCCGTGAAACTCGTGAGCCACTTTAAGCATCGCCTCGGCTGCCATCTGTGGGTCTCTCACGCTCTCGTCTTGACCCATGATTTGTCTGTACTCTTGATGCGCGTCATTCAACTTGGCAAAGCGTATCCGTATTGCCTCGCCTAAACGTGTCGAGGCCTCCACAGGCATGTGAAACTTGACGCGCTTGGCTTCCTTGCGGCTCACAATCATTTTATCGAATAGCGGTTCTAGCTCAAGATCGTGTACTTTTTTGCCGCTCATGTAAGACCAAAGCATTTTGACTATCTTCGTGACTTTGTTCCAGAGCTTTTTATTCTGGGGGAAGTAAACCGCGTCATGCCTTCTCTGCATGTATAAGGCGAACTGATTGGCGAACATTTCTTGCGGGCTTTCGGCTCCGTTAAACGCGCCTATTTCCGCCCCGAAAAGCTCGTCTTCGGGGTTAGTCACTTTGATAAATGGGGTGCGTTGCTCGACCACAGTGCGACCGTAGGCGTCTTTGCCACCGCCATTAAACGTGCCGTTTTCTGCGTAATACTTATCCATCTGCTGCCAGAACTCGAGTTTCATGTCAGCATTCATCAGGTTTCTGTAAGCCCAATGGCCCATCTCGTGCATAACAAGGAAGGTTCCCGACATGCCGCCTCGATCTCCATTAGGAAGAACCGCAACACCTGGGTTCCTTCTGCCTTTCATGTCGAGGTTGATAGAGTTTGTTTTACTCGAAACGGAGTGGATGGACTGATACGATTGGTTGGCCGTTCCTGTGGTGTCTACAAAATTTGGGGCAACGTCCCCGTCTTGAATAACGAGGTCAAACAAGCGATTAATTTCTTTTGTTTCCACATCGCTCAAGTGCCGAGTGATCTTGTTAAGGCTGGCCTTTGACGCTTCCACCTTGTCGTTAGGCAACTTGATGCCGCTCGGAGCCATCTTGTCGATAATAGAGTACAAGCCCGTTAAGGCTTTGATCCGCGTTTGGAGCTTGATTTCAAGCACGTCACCGTCAACAGTCGTGAACTTATTGACCCAATGGTCGCTCTCGAGCCTGTTGAGGACTGACCATAACTGCACAAGGTTTATGGTCTGGGTTCTAAGGACATCTTTATTGTTCGATATGCCCTGAGTTTGAAGCGGTGTGTTTGGATCGAACTGATACTCTTGCTCTGGGCGGCGAACATTATTGTTGTTTCTCACAAGCATCATTGCATTGTGCAGGCGGTCAAATAAATCGGGTTCCTCTTCCGCCAACTCGCTTAGTTTTAGCTGGGTGTTATAGCCATCTTGCGCGTAATCAACCATCGGGGGCGGAGCTTCGGGAAGGTCAGCGCGTACCGCACCGTCGAGCAGGTTGTTATCGTTTAGGGGGTCGAAGTTAGCGAGCAATGTTTGAACATCAGTCTTCTGCTGACGGGCTGGCTTACCGTTGATTGTCTCTGGTATGTACCCAATGTACCAATCGTCGGCATCTTTGCCGCCAAGGATATCGTCAAGGGACTTGTTGTTCTTGACTTGGTATGCGCTCGCCATGCGAACATTGTCTTTGGGCGGGCTGCCATCGTCGGTGGCCTCATTCAGCACACGGCGGATCAAGACTGCTATCTTGCCATCTCGAGACACGAACCCTTTGACCTTGGACTTCGGCTTGCCGTTAGGCTTGACCTCCACAACAGGCTCGGGCTTGGGGGTGCGAGCGTTAATGCGGCGCTTCTCGCGCAGGTACTTGTCGAGGTCGCCGTGTCCGCCGTCCAAGTCGCCGTCACCCTCATACCTTTTCTGGGCTGCCTCGAGTGCGGCTTCTGCTTCCTCCGCATTAGTAAACATTTTCTCGGGCGTAACTGGCGGGCTATCTGTAGTCTTGCCCGCCCAAGCTGGGCCGAACTGAGCCTTCATTGCCAATTCTTCGGTGGCAAAAACCTTAATCGTCCATCCTGATTTGGTCTTAATAGGTACACCAAAGAGCATGTCGCCTTTGGTAGCCTTACCCATCACGCCGACTTTGCCGCTCTTGATGCCCACTGCTTGCTCGCCGCCTTGCGAGGTGAAGCGGTAAACGGCCTTCTGAACCTTGAGCCCAGCATCTTTAATTGCGAGAGCGAGAACCTGCTGTTTGTTAAACGAGCGAGGGTCTAAGTCACGGACACCATCGGTCACGGTAAACCCGTCACCAATGTCCAAGCCCCTTCTGAACAGGCTGGATATCTTACTACTTACTTTCCGCTCGCCCTTGCTGTTGACGTACGTTTTGAATACGCGACCACCCACAGGATCATTCTCGAGCGCTGCGCCTGCCTTGGCTGTCGAGCCACCCACGCGGTTGCCGCCCGAGGACTTTTGCGAACTGGCTAGGTCGGCCTCGCGGTTCAGAACAAGGTCTTCGGATTTGATGCGCTTGATTTCTTCTGCGCTTTCGTCCGCTTTGACTGTCTTGCGTACCTTATCCCAGCTATTTATGCGGCGCTTGATGGCAGCATATACTTCGTCCGTTACCTCGTCCTTGTAGGCCACGAGATACTTGTTGATTAGTATTTTCCTGTCTGCCCCGAGGTAGCGTTTGCTCGAGGCAGATGCCTCGATGATGTCCATAAATATGTTGTCAGCCACATCACTGACAGCCTTGTCACCCGCCGCTTGCTCTGGCGTTCTACCGTCAAGATAAGCCTGCCGTCTTGCCGCTTCGCTGTCCTCAACCTCCGTTACGGTTTTGCGCTTGCTGCTCTGGTATTGTTTCTTCTCACCGCCACGAGCCGAGGCGATCTCCATGATTTTTTCAAAGCCATTTGTGGTAATGCGCCCGTCATCGGTCAGCTTAATTTGACCGCCTTTGACTAGCTTACCTATATCGTCCTCGGTAAGAGGTGGATAGTCACCGAACTCTTCCGCATTCTTTGCATATATCGCAAGACGATTGCGGAGTTTCGCCATCTTCTTGTCTTGTGTCTCGGGCTTGACGCTAAAGATAATGTCGGCGGCGCTGCCGTCATTGTCAGGTATTTCAGCGCCAATCCGCCTTACAAAAAGCTCGGCTTTGGTTTCGTTAGTGCCTCTGTTATCCGCGTTTACATCCGAAGGCGGGGGCGTTTCAACGTCAAGGTCAGGAGTGTCATCCACATCAACGTCAGGAGTGTCAGCGTCAGCGCTTGCAGCCTTTGGCTTTGCGGATGGCAAATTGGGTACAAACTGCTTTTCGGGAGCGCCGAGACGAGATGATGCCCACTGGCGAACCTGTTGCCTGCCTTTTGCGGACAGAGCGCCCGCTTTAGTTATGTCAATCTCACCCGCATCGATCAGCCTGCCGATCTCATCGTCAGTAATTGGCTTGAGGCTTGTGCCGTTTTCTTTGTTCAGCTTCTCTATTGTTGCTGCGTAACGCGCTCGCATTTCGTCGAGAGACTTAACCCACTTATGAGGCGCGTCTTTCTTGGTCTTGCCTGCGGCCTTTTTCGTAATGGCAGTCGTGTACGTTGCGGTGCCGTCACCATCAGGGATTTCAAACTCAACGAAGCGCTTGTACGCCGCTGCCCTCTCGGGGCTTGCGGGCTCTTTAGGTGGGTCGGCTGGCGGTGTGGCCCCAGCGTCCGCGCCGACATCATCATCCATGTCCGCGTCTGATACTTCATCATCATCAGGCTTGGTGTTGGTGCCAGTGTCGTCCGCTGTCTTGTTGCCTGCGCCCGTGGCGGCATTGGGATCGGGGGTGCTGCTTGCGCCTCGAGCGGCAGCCCTTGTCGCGTCAAACCCTCTGCGCCACATGCGAGCGGCTTCCTCGCCGTGGACAGATTGGTAGGCGGCTTGCTGTGCAGCAACTTGCTCGTCACTCAAGTCCTTCATAGTGCCGTTGCCGTCACTGTCGTACTGCGTAGATTTTGCGCCTTCCTTCTCGTGACGAGCCATGCTTGGGTTGTTAGCGCTCGTTCCACCCGCATTGGTTCCCGAGCCACCCGCATTGGTTCCCGAGCCGCTCGTGTTAGTGCTCGAGCCGCCCGTGTTGGGGGGAGGGGTTGCCGCCGCTGCGGGCGGAGC